AAAAAAAATAAAAAAATCAGTCCGCCCAATGTCCATCACTGACAAACACAAAAGGTGGTGAATGTCCATGCCACGCAAACACTTCGAGAGATTTGATAAAGAACTGGATAAGGTTGTTGCCAAATATGACGTGACCGAGGCTGGGAAGGCTTTGCTTGAAGTTGTGGCAAGCCCGGAAGCTAGGACGATGAACGTTACGCAAATATGCCAAGCCGCCGGGATTAGCCGTGATTCTTATTATCGGCTTTTCAAGGATGAAAGATTTGTCAACGCTTATACAGAGTTATGCCGTGCAATGCTCCTGTCAGCAGCAGCACCAGCAGCGCAGGCGCTTGCCGCACAGGCAGCTATAGGCGACACGCTGGCTATCAAGATGGTCTTGGAAATGGCAGGCTTATATTCGCCTGCGGCAACGCTCAATATCAACCAAGAGGTCGAAAATAAGCCAACCTTGAAAAAGTTACTTCAGAAGAAGAAAAGTTAGTTATTTTTATTTTCTGTCCGTCACGCATGGAATATTCTCTAGGTCGCAATTTTACATCTCGGAAAAGGCTTATACAGTACCGAAAATATACATTATCAGTATTATTTTATTTTTTTTATTACTTTTATGTTTCCAGTATAGCGTTCGTCCAGTCCTTCCTTTCTTTTTTGGCAAGGGTAGAGGGGGGGGTGTTCTCCATGATAGCCTGGGGCTTCGTTTTTTGCGCAAAAAGCCCCCGCCTAATTCCTGCAGTTTTTTAAAATTGTCGCACAATTCAAGGGAGAGATTTAATATGTTAAATTTTTTAAGATTTTTTGCAAGCGGAATACTTTTAATAGTTGGGATTTGTCAATTTTAAAAAGGCAATAACATAGACGCTTTCATTTTAACTGGTTTATCCTTTTTAGTTAGCGATAACATTAAATCCTAAATCTACAACAAGGGTGGGGTCTGATTTTAGGCCATGCTTGCAGAAATTTTTTCAGAAAAAAGTTAGGTTTTTATTTTTGGTTTCTGCTTTCTAGATTATGTGCGTGTAATTTGACTAGTATATATATTATATAAAATTGCATGATTTTTGGAATAAATCCCTTAAAATAGGCATTTGAGGGCAAAAAACATGAACGTCTTGTAAAAAATGGTAAAAGTGCCTCAAATGCAGAACTGTCAAGGGGTGAAGTCTATTGAGTGTAAAATCAAACATGAACAAAATTTTAAGAGAAGTTAGAACGCAGGATATTGACCCCTCTACGGGTGAAGTTATAAATGAATTTAAGACTAAAAGTTATTATTCTAAGAGATTCGACCCTGAAAAAGGTTATCTCTGGAGGAATAAGGGTTCTGGTGCTAAAACCTTTTTTGATGTGCCTTATCCCGAAAAGATGTCTATGATAGATCGAGGTAGAATGGCTACTTTAGCTAAGCATATTTGGAGTGATACAAATATGTTAGGCTATCGTGGTCATGGTCGTATAAAACCTTATGATGTTAAGGGTATAGGTAAAATAGTTAAGTTAAATGAAAAACAAGCGCAGTCCTTTTTAAATCGCATGATAAAGTTAGGGATTATAAAAAAAATCGAAGTTCCTTTTGGCGAGGAATTGGAAACACAATATTATGTTAATCCTCTTTACTATTTTGTAGGGCCGAGATTATCGGCTAATTTATATGCCTTATTTCATCGAGAATTGGAAGATTACTTGCCAGAATGGGTTAAACAAGAGTTTGCTAAAGCAGATGTGAAACAAAAAGCTAATTAAGCCTCGAGGGAGGTCTTTTTTTATGCCTAAAAATGCAGGTGATATATTAGTTTTAAGTTATCCTTTATGGAAACAGAAAAATAGGAAAGTTAATCCACAGACGGTGATAAAAATTTACCGTAAAAAGAAGAGTTGAGACAGTGAGCCTCGAAGGAGGTTTTTATTTTGAATAAGATTACAGCAGAATGTTTAAATTTATATCTTCAAGGGATTAAACCTAAAGAAATATCTGAAATAATTAATTCTAAATATGACCTTAACTTATCGGCTGGTCATATTAGGGATAGAATTAGAGGTTATCCAGAGTATAAAGAATATAATAGGCAGCACAACAAGGAAGATTTAGAAAAAACTATTAAAGCTGATATACACGAAGTAGTATTAAAGGCTTTAGGTAAGAATACTAAAACTCTGGATGAATTAGCAGGGCAGTTAAAGATAACTCCTAGAGTGTTAACGGCGATAATTGAGGATATAAAAGAGCAAGGTTATGTGATTGATGAAGTAGATGGGGTTTTAAGGTTAGCTAAAACTATAGCCCCACAAGAAAATATATACGAAGAAAAATGGAATGGCGAAAAGATTATACGCTTTGGAGTAGTTTCCGATAAGCATTTATGCTCTAAATATCAGCAGTTAACTTTATTAAATAAATTATATGACATATTCGAGGCAGAAGGCATCAAAACAGTTTATGATGCTGGAGATTTAACAGAAGGATTTAAGATGCGCCCAGGTCATGAACACGAAATATTTGTGCATGGTGCAGACGATCAGGCTAGATATGTTATAGAAAAACATCCTTACCGTAAAGGTATTGTTACTAGATTTATTCTAGGCAATCATGATACTTCACATATAAAAAATGGTGGTCATAATATCGGTATTCCAATAACTTCTAAACGTGAAGATTTACAGTATCTAGGGATTTATAATGCTAAGATAAACATTACCCCTAATTGTGTGGTTGAGTTAAACCATCCTTTAGATGGTGCGAGTTATGCCCTGTCGTATTCCTTACAAAAGTTAATAGATTCAATGAGTGGTGGTGATAAGCCTAATATTTTATTAAATGGACATCACCACAAATTATTTTATATGATGTACCGCAATATTCATGCCTTCGAGTGTGGAACAATGCAAGAACAAAGCCCTTGGATGCGAGGCAAAAGAATAGCTGCGCATGTTGGGGGGTTAATAGTAGAGGTTCATGTTGATAAAGAAGGCACGATAACAAGGTGCAGAAATGAGTTTATCCCCTTTTATCGAATGATTAAAGACGATTATTTGAATTGGAGATAAAGGGGGGATTTTTTATGCTTATTAAGCAAGGAAGGATATTTGCCCTTGATGTGTTTGAGGCGATAGAAGAAATAAAAAAGCAATATGGTGAAGGTGAATTATCAATTAGGTTGGCAAATGTGCAACCAAGAAAAGATAGATATTGGTTTGAGTTTTGTATTGAACTAGAAAATGAGCCGTAAAGGTTTTTAAGATTTTAGGGAAGTGTGATCCTCTTAGTAGGATAGGGTTTTAATGGCACTAGGGTGGGCTAGTGCGGGGTTTCCCCCAATATTTTATTTTAAGGAGAGAATTAAATGTATGAGATGCTGGAGATTCAAGACGTTTCTCGTCCAAGATGCAAGCGATATATTGGTCATTTGGTAGTTGAGGAAGGAAACAAAACTGCAATAAAACGAGTAATTAAAAAAGCTGTTAATGAAATACAGCAAATAAAGTTTCCTGTTCATGTAGTTTGGTTATATGTATGGCATAAAGATAAACTGAAATGCCGTGCTATGTGGGTAGACAAGGATTTAAAAGATGTTCCCCTGCCCTTACCTTTAGATTTCAAAGACCATAAAGGCGATATAGGGATTGTGTGGTTATGTTATAAGGGGGATTGGTTATGCCAAGCATAGCCCCTAGCTTATCGCTGGGGGTTTAATTATAAATTTACCGAAGGGGTGGTTCCCGTGCTAAATAAAATAATTCACGGCGATTGCCTTGAGGTAATGCCGTTATTGCCTGACAAGTCTATTGACATGATACTATGCGACCTTCCCTACGGAATAACGGCTTGCAAGTGGGATACAATTATTCCTTTTGAGCCATTGTGGGCGCAGTATGAGCGGATAATAAAAGATAATGGGGCAATTGTGCTAACGGCAAGTCAACCGTTCACGAGTGCGTTGGTGATGAGTAATCCGAAACTATTCAAGTACGATCTAGTTTGGGACAAGAAAAACCCCACAGGACACCTAAACGCCAAAATTATGCCACTAAGACGACACGAATCAGTATTAGTGTTCGGTAAAGGTAAGGTTGTTTATAATCCACAAATGAGACAAGGTAAAAAACGGTGGAAGGGTGGATTCTCTGAAACGAACAGGGGTTGTTACGGCGAACACAAAGCGACGAGGAGTTACAACGACACCTATTACCCGACCTCCGTTATTGAAATAAACAACGCTAACCAAAAAGCCAAAGAACACCCCACACAAAAACCCGTTGCCCTCTTTGAGTATCTAATCAAAACCTACACCAACGAAGGGGAAATTGTTTTAGATAACTGTGCTGGTTCTTTCACGACTGCGGTAGCGTGTGATAATACTAATAGAAATTGGATTTGTATTGAAAAGGAAGAGGAATACTGCAATATAGGATTAATGAGGGTAAATAACAATCGAGAACGGTTGGGTTTACCCCTTTTAAATAGCATTAACTCGACAATTGTGGTATAATAGAATTATACAATAGTCGTAGTATTTGTCAATATATAACAGTGTCCTTTACGGGTATTAAAGAACACAGTTTAGTTAATCGGTGGTGGAATAGGTAGACACAGGTAGCAGCCGAGATATACTGTTGCGTTTACCTTAATGGTAATGAATATACAGCAGTGATGTTGTATATGAACGTAGCAGTTGCGGTGGATTATCTCATGCAGGGTGCAAATCCCTGCCCGATTAGTTAAGAACCCGCCACACCTCTCTCTGTAATAAACAGATGATGTGATCCAAGGCGGGCCAATAAGTTTATAAACCATCGGCTTAATGTCGGTGGTTTTTATTTGGCAAGGGTGAAGGGGTGATTTTATGGAAGACTATATGTCCTATCTTGAGGAATTGATAATAGAATATTTGCCTAAATATTTTAGCAAAGAAGAATTAGACGAGTTACTAGGCTCGGAAGACATTCCCCTTGTTGGCTTTAATGGTTTAAGAAAACAACTAGGCGAAATAGATTATGAGTTCTTCGCAAGATCATATTTTCCCGATTACTGCTTTTTACCCCCTTGTGGTTTTCACAAAGAACAATACCAAGAAATGAAATGGATTGAGGAAAATAGCGGCGGTATAAAAGAAATAATAGCTGCCCCTCGTGAAAGTGCTAAAAGTACAACTTGGAACACAATTTATACAACTAACAACATTGTTTATAAGAAAAAGAATTACATAGTTATCATTTCAGATACTTCTACGCAAGCGGAAGATGATTTAAAGAAAGTAAGGGAGACCTTAGAGGATAACGAATACATACTTGAGGATTTTGGTAGCCTTAAAGGAGATTCCACATGGAAAAACGATGCTATTTTAACTAAAAATGATGTATTAGTAATAGCTCGTGGTTCCGGTAAAAAAATTCGCGGTATTAAACATAAATGGTATAGACCTGATTTAATAATTCTTGATGATGTTGAAAACGATGAGAACGTAAACAGTCCCGAACAACGCAGGAAACTAATGAATTGGTTTGATAAAGTTGTAACAAAGGCTGGTTCAACTTATACAGATATTATTGTGATAGGCACAATACTACACTACGATAGCCTTTTAAATAACTTATTACAACGTCCTGGCTATCGTACTAAAAAATATAAAGCGGTTATAAAGGATTCTGATAGTCCGTTGTGGGTAGAATGGGAAAAAATATATACTGATTTATCGAATCCTAATCGTACTGATGATGCAAGAGCCTTTTTTGAAGCTCATAAAGAAGAAATGACAGCGGGGGTTGAGCTTATATGGCCAGAGGCTAAAGATATTTATTACTACAAAGAGGCTTTAGTGAACGAAGGCATAGCAGCTTATAATTCAGAGTTTCAAAATGACCCCGTAGACCCTTCTGAAAGTTGGGTTACTCCCGATGATTTTCATTACTATGATGTTTTACCTCCTGAAGAAGAATGTATATTTAAAGCTGCTGTCGACCCTTCAATGGGTAAAAATGATACAAGTGACCCTTCGGCTATATGTACTATGGCTAGAGATAAAAATGGCTATTTATATGTAGTCGAATCAGATAACGAAAGACGACATCCTGATAAAATTATTCAGGATTTAATAGATAAACAAATGAGATTTAATTATCAAGAAGTATTTGTTGAAGATGTTCAATTTCAAGCCTTGATGGCTGATAACCTAAGAAAAGAATCAGCAAAACAAGGTGTATACATTAATGTAGTAACACAACCTAAGCCTAGAGGCGATAAACATACACGAATAAAGCAATTACAGCCCTTAATTAAAAATGGCTATATAAAATTCCATCGTAGTCAAAAATCATTAATAGAACAGCTTATATATCTAGGAAAATATAAACATGATGATGAGGCAGATGCCCTGCAAATGGTAACTGCCTTATTTGTTATGCCCGAAAAAGAGTTTGAACACTCGCTAATGCCTAATTTAACTGGCGTAAAAATGCGCAGATAAAGGCAGGTGATTTAATTGAAA